TATTATATTCATCCTGGGACACTGCAAAATAATATGTTATGATATTGCCCCTAACCTCTGCCACTAAGTACTGTCCCATGGCTGCAGCCCAGACATGTTGCCCAGGCTGCAATCCATTCACAGCAATTTGTTGGCGTCGATTTGGGATGTCAGATACATACATCCGCCCCTCGATACGTGTAAGCCTTTCCTTGAGATTTAGTATGATATTGCCGTTAACGTCATAAGCTAATACATGCGGTTCCATAATACCTCCTACCAGCACCCAAGTTTAATCCGAGGGTTATTATCATCATCAAAACCTGTAATAAGGTTATCTTGAATCTCAACACGAGCGCCGGTCTCTTTTGAACGAAGTAACCCGATTGTACCGGATACCGCCGCTAAATTATCAACATGTAATTTGTCGGCAGTAACTGCGTTAGCCTGAATCATCTTATTAACAATGACGTTATCGTCGAACTTAGTCGCTCCAGTGATGTGAATCAATTTCCCCGCAATGTATACTCCGGACTGACTGAGGTTAATGCGAGATACCAACTCACCACCATCAATCTCACCAATACTTTTTTTAACTTGCAAATCGATGCTACCAGCTAACTCAGTAATGCGAGATTCCATATGTGATGCCAAATTCGTGATTCTTCTAGTGGTCTCTTCAGAATTCGTATTGAATTTCTTATCAAGTTCCTTAATTCGCTCATCAACTTTATTCAGTCCAAGAGACTCAAGGTCTAGCAAGCTCGCATCAATTTGTGTCTTAATCACGACTTGCTTATCGTTAACGAGTCCATCTCCGAACACATCAACAAATGAGCAACGTATTTGGTATATTCCGGCTGAGTTCGAATATGTCAGCATGGTGCTAGTAGTTTCAAAATCATCAGTACGTTCATCTCCGATCACATGGCATCTGATTGCGTATGCTTGTGCCGGCTTAGTAGAGAAGTAAAGATTAAATCCCCCTAACTGATTTTTTACTACAAGCTCAGGCGCGGCCAACTGCGGAACGTTATACTCGTATGTTGCTGCAGTCGAGTATTTGCCCAACGTGCTGCGAGCATAAAGATAAACAGTATCTGCTCGTTTAGATAGGGTAAGTACAGCAGATGTACCTTTAACTCTTGCCAATAAAGCCTTCGTATCTTTACCAGGATTATTATCGGTACGTAATTCGTAATAGTCGACGTCAGCATTCAGCACCTCATCCCATGATGCGGTGGCATTTCTACCGAAAGTAATACCAAAGTTGCTAGGCATATCGGGTATCGCATCCATCGGTTTGACTATCACATCAACCATTTGAGCTGTTTCTGCCCGGTTACCAAATCGGTCAACCGAAATCGCTTTGATTCTATACTCCTCACCTGGACCTAATGATTTGATAATAACCTGACTATTACTACTGCCAGCGTACTGCCATTCTTGTCCCGTTACAGGCTTTCCACTCTTCGACTTTAAGAGATACCAAATCTCCGCCACATCGAAATTTGCAGGATTGCTAGGCGGGTCAAATAGTACTTGTAAATCATAGTAAACACTCTTATCTGCAGTCTGATTATATCGACTGAGTACGTGCAAATTTTGCACATCCTCTGGTGCTTGCATTTTAGGTATATTAATCGATTTGGTAACACCTGTAGTAAGCTGCCCTAACTCATTAATAGCTTGCACGCGCACCTCATAGGTCGCGCCTAGCAGCACATCGGATATTGTGGTAGTATTTGTGGATGCCGGGTAGTTTCCGATATATGTCCACGTATCGCTTTTTACATTTCGGTAATTCACGACTACGTTTGAGACTTTTCCATCACGAGGTAACTGCCACGTTACACCTATGCGTGAATACATGATGCCATTAGCACCATAGACATCGCTCACTAACCCTACTGATTGAATATCAGATGCACCGTGATTCGTATAATCAATACTTGGCACCGTGCCATCATCCGATACGTAAAGTTCTGGATAATACTCCATGCATTGGATCTTACGAGTCATTTCTGATAGTGTCTTTGTTATAGCCAACACACGAAATGGCTTAGCCGATTTAGAAACCTCTCCAAATGCATATACCGCATCAGGCTGCACCGGTATAGCCTCTTTAACAATCACATTGAGACCTGATACATTTACTACGTTAAACGTAGAGACGATATCCGTAGAGTTGCTACGGATCAGCAACTGATAGTCCTTCCCTGGTTGTACAGTCACTTCCTTGTCGAGTGTAATCGTCTGTCCACTTACCGCAACCACACGACCGCCCTCGCCCCATTCAGGTATGTCGTGCTGAATTAGAATGATATCTCCTACTGTACACGCTATGGCATCCGTAAACGCCTCTATTGTCACAGTACGTATTTCGTATTTATTGCATCGCAAGAAATGCTTACCGTGCTTATATGCCTGCTCAAGCCTAGTACACCCCATGAGCTCAACTTGTGCCGGATTCGTTAATGTATCCGACTCGTCGTAAGTATCCCCATATACAGGGATGACGTCTCGTTCATAATCCTTATCCTTGTTAAGGAACGATATTTCAACAGAGTTCGCTCTAGCCTCTACACCTTGAAACTCTTCAGTAAAGCTGCCTTGTTTTATATTGGCTACAGTAAACAACTGCACTGGTGTAGACTGATAATCACTAACACATGTAAACCTAGTTCCTACAGGAATTACTTTCCCTCGGCCTACTGCTTCTGGATACTTCAACGCATCCCATAATCGCATAGCAGTGTCGTATATATAGTTGAATGTAAACCCATTCGTTTTACACTTATCTGCCCACGCCTTAAATGCGTTATAATCAAGGCGCATATGGGGCTGTCCGAATACAATATATTCACCGCCAATCTTACGGCAGATATGGATTAAATCATAAGCAGCCCATGCCGGATTGTCCGCTGGTTGAGCTTCGTACTTATTAATATACGGATTGAACACATACACCTCTGAACGCTCTTGAATCCATGTCACTTTTGGATCGCTTCCGCTTAGTTGAGATGTAGCCAAAGCCTTAATTCCAATGAGGGCTTTCCCCGGATGTACGAAATCGTCATATATAATTTGAGTTAGCTGTACCCAGTAGACCTTATTGACATGGCGCAAGCTTTTACCATCTTTCGCACTGCAGCGCATGCGGATTTCGTAGCGAGCCTTTTCGAGATTGTCAAAGCGAAATACACGATAAAACGCATTATTTGTCGCCTCTTCAATTCGTCCTGAGTAATCAGATGTATTTGTCACGCTATTATCTGACTTAATAAAGTTCCACGCATCGCGGCGCTTAATATGACCGGCCATACCCTTTTGATTTGCTAAAGGTAATGCCTGCCAGGACTCATCACCTACCTTACGAATTTCTGCTTTTAAAGTGACAGACGTACGGTCAGCGCCGCCGCTATCATTTGAATAATATAATCCGTTTGGGAATCCAACAGTTAACTCTATAGCGTCACATGCATCGCCTTGTACCTGTTGCGTATTCCATGATTCAGTCAATTCATAGTTTAAGGATTGATCCGCAAAGTTATCATTGAAATTTGGGATAACTGTTTGGTCATTTGTGCCCTTTCTGATATCCACCTGCACATCTTTATAATTACTGATTGGGTTAGCATTAATACGAATATCTTCTATTTTTGATAATTCACCCTCACCAGCACAGTATAAAAGGTTAAGATATTGCTTTTCACCATCACTAATTACATGGCGGGATAATAATAACCCAGCGCTTTTCATTCGGCCATACGTCACGGCTAAAGGGTAGCCCTGCCCAGTAACAGTTTCGGTACCTCCCCAGCCATATGTATTTGACTGTTCGGAATTCGAACGGTCAACTTTAGGAGCAGTTAACTTTGAGACAATAGCATTACCTATCATCCCTACCGCCATAGCAATTACTGACCGCCAAATCAAGCTTTGGATACCAAAGATAGCACCCGAAGCAATACCGCCGGTAAATACTGCCATCCCTATTGATAGAAGAACACCAAAGAATTTACCCTCAACTCGGGGCATTACTACAATGTAGTCTTCATCGTTTATAACTGTATCCGGCGCTGCTTCATGTCCATTTACTGAGTACGCCCATTCACCAGGTGCACTGAAGTAATAGCTGATAGACTTGCCCTGTTTAAATGGCAAATATTTTGTATCCCGTTGCTCTGGCTTGAACGGATTATTTACAATGATTACATTAACCATCTGCTACTCCTTCCTTTCATAAATGTGCTTCAATCGAGGCACATACTTTGATATGTGCTCAATACAGGTGCCGCTGTGTTCAGTAGCATGTATAAATTTACCTTCACCAAGATAAACCCCTACATGATCGAGATTTTTACCATATAGCGCAAATACCAAAACACTCCCTGGCATTGGCTCACGAACCTCGCGCCATTCATCCATTTGGATTTGGGTATATTCGGGTAGTGATATTCCACTACGCCGATATACCTCAACAACTACATCCCAGCATTTCATTTCCGAGAATGGGGTACCTATCATATCAGTCAAATCACTTATTGGATGCATATAGTCCTCCTTGCGGAATAGTTGGTTCTCCTCCAAATCGAGTACTGTTCCCCAATTCACGACATCGCGCTAGGGTTTTATTACATTGATTTTCGTGACCCTTATATCCACATTGAATCCCTTTAAATTTGAACGGGCAGAAATCCTTCATCACACGGATTAACGGGAATCGTCGAGTAAAGCTAAAGTCAGTACCCAGTGTAAACTCCATCCATTCTGCGTTTGCATGAGTTCCCGTAATTACGAAATGCTCCTCTTGCTCGCACACATCAGGTATGTTCGTATTCACTACACGAATGATGACATTGGCTCCAGTGAATCCATTATTAGACTCTGCCATACGCTGGATTGTCCGAGTAACGTTAGATACAGATAGCTTAATATTAGGCAAATCCGTTGCATTCTCAGTGACATCTTGAATGGTAAATGGAAATGCAATATAAGTATTACCTTGAAATTGGATATTCTCCGTATTGTATACCAATCGAATCGTATCCCCTTTATACGATATTTCTAACAGCATTAACCACACACCTGTGGCCGATATTTGGTTTTTCTCTAAAATCGATGCCGTTGAGAGCGGTAACATGTTATACCTCCTGTAATTTCACGGTTCCCATCCACACTCCGTAGTCATTCGCCGCAAAGTCTAACTGATCAGCAAATCGTACATTTAGTGTTTCTCGTGTTTCTGGATGAACCCAATCGAATATACCGGAGCAGTTGACTTCATCGAAGAATGCCCGAAGTTTATAGTAATCAGCTGTTGGCAACTTGTACCCTACAGAATATGTCCGCCGGGTCTTTGTCGTCTTTTTCCTGGTGATTAGCGTCATGTTTTCAACTTGGCCTTTATACGAAATATCTGGAGTAGTCTCCTGAATTGGATATATCGGCCATCGAATATCTGGAAATACTGCCATAGTTATACTGCGGATGCCTTGATGGCGTCACGCATACCTCCTTTGTTTGATTCCATAGCACGAACTACTACATCGATAACATAATTCTCACCATCAAACCGAGAGTTCTGCTGCTTGCTTTCAAGTTCTTGACCAGACTGATTGATGATATTAACAACTACATTGTTGCTTGTAGCGCCACCTACCAATCGACGAGTTTCGCTTGCCGTATAAATGCGGTGTGATCCAGAGGACTGTAATAGTTCTGGTCCGTTTTCACCAACCAACATAAGCCCTGGATTCGTTTTTCCTCCGGCAGCAAATCGATTGCCTGTAAATGCAGAACTAAACGAACCACCACTTGCAAAGGACGATGTCCCTTTTGCAGCACCTGGGGAACCAATACCGCCTACTGCTCTGCCGAATAAATCTTGCAACTTAGGCATAACATATTGCTGGAACGTCAACTGAATCATCATCTTAATAATGGCATTCGTCATATCCTTGAATATGTCCTTAATGCCTTTGCTGAATGACTTCGTTCCTGTTGCCATAGCCTCGAGATTATTTGTCCACGCAGAATTAATAGAGCTCATCGTACTATCAAAAGTAGACTTCGCTAAATCAGCATAATTGGTAGTCTCTTGTTTGTATTGTCGAGCGGCTTCTTGTAGGCTTGTTTTAGGACTACGACCTGCAAGTTCCCATAGTTTCTGCTGAGACTCTAATAGGTTCTTTTCAATCTGCAGTCTTTGAGTGGCCGTTAACTGAGCCTCATTGACTTCACTGCGTGCGTAGTCAATATAAGCTTTTAACTCTTCAGCAAGTAGTGCGTCCGCATCACTGCGAGATAAACGACCAAGCGTAACCATATTGGTTAAGTGGTCAATATTTTCGCTTGTTTGAGTGTAGGCTAACTCTCTGATTTTCTGCTCAGTATCAGATGCCAATTTTAGGCGCTCTGCCTGAGCTTTCTTTTCAGCGAGTTCCTTATCGCCTACAGCCTTTGTGTACTCGCGAACGTTATCATCGATTTGTGCCTTTTGCGCTTCAGCTTCCGCTTTAAGTAATTGCAAGCGGTCGCCTGTGCGTTCAAGATCGAGTTTCTTAATATCCTCGTTCATCTTGCGAACACGGATAGTCTGATTTCGTTGTGCTTCAGCAAGTCGCTTTTGGTACAACTCTTCATTCTTGGCTCTAACTTGGGCTGTTAGATTTGACTCGGCAAGCTTCTTGGCATTTGCCGCGCTACCTGCTGAATCAGCAGTGGCACTCGATGTAGCACCTGCTAATAAGCTAGTGTCTACATATCCTGTAATAGCACCAAAATCACCTGTGACAGATGGCTTAGCAATTACACCAGTGCTTGAGTTAGCGCCAGTGTATCCACCAGCACCATCACTAATAACAATATGATTATCACCAAGTACAACCACACCATCGCCGGCTTTAGGGACATATCCATCGCCCTCATCGTGCCATGCACCTGCGGCTCTAGCTGCGTCCATGATAGATGGAACATATCGCGGTACATCCTTACCAAACGCTTGAAGTACAGAGTCAGAGAATAGCTTTCCGCAATCCGTTGCCCATGTACCATCTGCTCCTAACTCGTATGCCTTACCGAGTTGCTCATTAGCTGCGTCCAGTACGCTCACGGCTTCTCCAGTAACGCCTCCGCTCAATCCAGAAACAGAACGGATGATATCATGGATATTCTTATTGTTAGCTTCATATTGGTTCTTAGCAGTTAACTTATCAATTTCATATTGACTGCCATCAATTTGCAGACTTTGCAAAGTAAGAGACCGATATAACTCAGACATACGCTCTACAGCGCTTGCTAACTTCTCTGCTGCTTGTTGGGCTTTCTTCGCAGCCTGTTCTTGAGCTTTGGCCGCTTTCGCTGCTTCCTCATTCGCTTTATTGATAGCCTCGGTATTCGTTAATCCGCCATTAGCAAGGTCCTCTTTCGCTTTTGCAAGTTCTTCATCGAGTTTCGCTTTCGCAGCATCCGCCTCTTCTTTTTGCTTTAAAGCCGCATCAATTTTCGCGCCTTCTTCTTTTGTAGCTAAGCGGTCATTTTTAATGAATCCTAATAAAGCTGAGTCTTCTATCCAATAACGTGCATCATGTGATTCACGGAACTTATCAGACATTCCTGCTGTTGAGTTCGTATTCTTGTGAATACGTTTACCGTCAACTTCAACGTTTAGATAAGAACCAGCTGTTTTAGATGCATACACTGCATCATATATGTTCTTAGCTGCTAGCCCTGCTACCGTAGCCAATGTTACCCATGGGCCCGCGGCAGCAATTGTAGCTAACCGCATAAATCCGAGTGCGCTGGTTAGTGATCGCATAACAACAATAACTGCCCCAGCTTCTGCACCGAATTTAACAATTCCGCCGATAGCTTCCTTTTGCTCAGCGGTCATCGACTCGAATTCCTTAGCTACATCTAATACGCCTTTTGCGTAATCATTAAATACAGGAACTAACTCATGGCCGATAGATACTGCAAGCCTTTTCCCTGTATTTTCTAAATCCTTTAATTCCCGATTTAGCTTCGCAGATTTGGCTGCGGTATCATCGTCGATGATAAGCCCCATTGCCTTGGCACGTTCAGCCACCTTGTCCATCTGTTCAGCGGACATGTTAAGCATGGCGTGCATCTGATACCCAGTACGTCCAAAGAGTTCCATTTCGACACGAGTCTTTTCAGCCCCGTCCTTCATGCCTCTTAGACGTTCCTGTATCATCTTGAACACTTCAACGGTATTCTTACCCTTGATATCTTCAAGCGTGTAGCCTAATTTACTGAATATATCGGTACCGAGCTTTCCTTCTGCTCGAGCGACTTCCATTTTCTCTTTGGCCGCTCCGACGTTTTTTGAAAACTTAGCAAATGCACCAGCGCTATCTTCCATAGCTATGCTCATGTAATTAGCTACTGCTAATAGCTCACTGGTTTCTTTTGCCGTAGCACCGGTAATCCCTGATAATTTCTTAACGGCTACGTCCCATTGAATCGCCTCTTTGGCGAGTTTGGCACCGATGCCCACAACACCAACACCGGCACCTATCGCCATGAGGTCATTCTTCATTTTGCCCAGGGCGGATTTGGCGCCTTCGGCACTTGCAGTAATTTTCTTGAGTCCTGCTTCCGTATTCTTATCGGTAAGCTGAACGACAATATCAATTAAATTATTGGCCATTCTTGTGCGCCACCTCCAACTCTTTAGCTTCCAAGATTACAAGCAAATCTATAAGATGTGGTAGTGGCTCGATGCCGTAAGCCTTCGCCACTTCTAATACCGCTGGCATATCGAATCCTGCAATACCGCCTGAATGCCAACGTCGCTGCATCCGGCTTGCATTGTATACTCGCATTGCTTGTCGCGTTCCGTCTAATTGATGCGGGGAATTAAACTCACACTCCGAGCAGTCAAAATGCTGTTTGGACTCACGTTGCATCTTGATACAATCAGAGCAGTATTTCGGCTTATCGGAGTTGAGCCAACTCCACGCATCAATTAGTTTTTTTCGATTTCAGCCTTTTTTTCATTAGTGAAACGCATAGTTTCAATTGCTAATTCCATAACGCCATCGTTTGGTGCTTCTGCGATTTCACTATCAGACATCTTATACACATTTTTCATAATCCATTCGGCTAAATCGCGATACCACAATAATTTAGCCGGTTCAGAAGTTTCTTCCGGAAGAGGTGTGTATAACGGATCTAATTCAGCCTTAATCAATTCGCTACGCTCAGCAAATGTCAAACCCCTTACTTGAATATCTTCAAATGCCATATGGGCACCTCCTAGTATTGTTCTTGATTATTAACTAATGTAATGATGGATGCGGAACGACCAGCATCTGCACGATAGTATGCTTTAAACGGCAATTCAATATTAACGCCACGAGGGCCGTCGATACCTGGAGATTGTCGTTCGTACACAAGTTCAGGCAACTTGAATGTAAGCGACCAGTCATCTTGCGTAAGTTGTAATTCCAAGCTAGATTCCGTACCGTTAACCGCTTTGTTTAAAAGGTCTTTGTTTTGGAAGAATGCTTTAATCGTTCCGGAGATTGAAACAATACCTGGGTCGATATACGTTCTAAAACCTTTACCACCGATAGCGTAAGAGTCGCCGTCCAATCCAAAATCAAAGTTGATATCACAACTTAGGATATTGGCCACAGTGACGCCGCCCTCTTTAATGGTTGCGTTAAGATTTTGGAACGGTAAAAAATTTACCGTCTTAGCTGCAGCATCAAATGTAGTGGCCGCTAATGTTTCCTTACAGCCCATTACGTCGACGGATGCTGTAAGTTCGGAGTCGCCGCCGAATTTAAAACCTAATTTACTAATTCGCACGCCTGCAAACTGCTGGAATACGTTAACATCAGGGTATCCCTGTTCAATAGTTAGAGACGGCATTGTATTGCCGATTTTAAACACGTGCTCGGACTTCTTATTTGGCGCTTGGCCAGTTGTATTAGAAGTCGGTTGACCAAATGCAGCTTTTAGCCAGTATCCAATGTCAATAACACCAACAGGAACGGTCAAACTACCGGACGTGTCAATGTTGCCACGGAATGGCGCTGCAGGATTACGATCACCACGTATTACCGTGGAGTCATTTAAATTTTGACTAGCTTTCACGGAGCTAGATATGATTGGCGTGATTACACCACCAGTGGATGGCGTTGTACCAAAATCCGCCTCAAACGCAATCGCCACATGGGACTGAGAGCCCTGTGCACGTTTTGCTGTTGCCATATGCATTTCCTCCTTTAATATTCAATACTTCCGCCGATTACATGCGGAATTTCTATAGTAGCTGTTAACCGTCCAGTGAATACCGGGCGCCAATTCATTGAGTCTAATTCATAGTCAATGTCGATTACCGGAAACGCTGGATTTACCTTACAAATGCATTCGATGATTAACTGTCCTAGGTTATCCGATTCTAGCGCTCCGTCGTATCGAATAATATTCTTAACGCGAGTTGCACCTTTATGGACGATACCCCATACAATCATTAACGAGTATGTGTAGGTATCAGCAAGCCCTTCGTTCTTATTACTCGGTAGTAATATGATGCAAGGGCAATCTTCTTCGAGCGGTGCATCAACATCGTCGTAGCCGACATACAGTTGCGCCGGCTTTCCGTATTTGTCATTGCAAAATTTAGTCAACGCTTCATCATTCGCTAGGGCTTCAGCCCAACGTTCAACGATGCGCGACAGTGGAATTGTCTGTTGCATCAAATCACCTTACCTTATAGTTACGTCGAGATGCGGATTGTGCAGCTGGACCATAAATAGCGTAGTCGCCTATCTTATTTTCGATATAAGGTTTCAATTTAGGCTGTAACGCTGCTTTCATAGGTCCATAAGTATGACGTGGCTGAATTTTGAACATCGATTTACCCTTAGGCAATGGTACGCCTGCAGCAAATAACTTCTTGCGCATAGGCTCCGTAATCTGCTTGGTGTATCCTTCCTCGATACGTTCACCTAACCGTTTAGCCGAATTAGATAACCACCCAACTCGGACGGATTTCTTGCCCTTGTCATATTGATATCCGACTGCATTCGATAGCTTACCAAGAGGACTATATCCGATTGTCCTGGCGCTAATACCCATATCAAGTAAGGCATTTCGCGATTTCGAGCCCCAGGCCTCTCGTTCAGCTCGTCCGCCACTTTGGTATGCTTTGCGAAGTTTAGCACCAAATGCTGACTCAAATGCAGCACGTCGCGCCGGCGCCATGAAGTTAGGATATCTACGTCCACCTGGTGCACCCGACCGGATGCCCTGCTTTATTTCTTTTTGCATCATCCATCCTGTTGACTTTAATGCCTTACGCATCCAGTCTGGTTTGGTTTCCGCGATGAAATTCAGATACGGCGTAGCTGTGTCTGTAATCGTAATAGGTTCATTACTCATTACGGTCTCACCGCCCTCACGTTATGCACGATTTCAAGGCAATACATCGTACCGTCAAAGTTAGAAATGTGATCAACGTACCATTTCTCACCATTGATATATACTTCGTCTTTTGATCGTGGTTCAGGAACATCCTTAGCACGCACCCAAATCTGAGCCTTATCAGCTAGTGCTTTATCGACAAATCCGGAACCTTTGCCATCATATTCGCCAATCTCCACGCTAGCTTTGATAACTTGGCCTTTGTAGGTAATTCGCTCACCAAATACAGAAAGCAGTGCATTAGGCCTATATCCTAATTTCATAGTGCATTACCTCCTATGGAGTAGGCGGGCATATGCCCGCCTTTACATTACTTTTCTACATTTGGCACAAGAGCGACTTCCAATACTGTAGTACCTGGGCGTTTTTCTGTAAGAGCCACGCCTAATACTGGGTTAGTGTCCGTCTTAGATGCTCGCTTTTGATCTTTGTCGAAATACACAGTATCACCTACTGCAAAAGAATCGGATGTTAATGCCGCTACTTCAAAACAGCCAGTTACCTTAACTGCACCGATTGAATTAGGATCAATGTTTGTAATTGCCACACCGTGCATTTTACCGATAGGAACGATGTCCCCTACTTCAATCATTTCGGTTGTTGTATTTTTAAAATCGACGCGGTCTAGTTCTTGAATGAATTTAGCCATATCTATTTACCTCCTAATCAGTTACTAATTATTTACCAGGATTTTTATACAAACCGCGGAAGTCGAGAGCTGTTGCGTTGCAATCGATTGCTACTTTGTACTCGATGCCGTCAACCTTGAAGCCTGTTTGCGTTTCTAAACGAGGTGTTTCAATGCCATTTAAGTACGTTACTTCGATAGTTTGTACATCTGTAGGACGGGATGCCAAATACCAAGCATGCGGATCCGTTAATGCTGCATCTACGACGATAGTGAATCGACCACTGAATGGGTTAACTGTATCATTGCTACGAGCAGGGTCTACCACAGATTTAACTACTTGATACGCTAATGCTTCGAGCTCAGGTGGAACAATCAAATACGTAGGTGAGATATTCAAATTACGATTTTCACCAATATGTTTTTGGCGACGCATAGCCGCTACGCCTGCAGCTAAAGATACAACACTTAACTCAGAGCCTGTAGTTGCTAAGTTCTTACGGTCTGCACTAAACAAAGCCTTTCCATCTTCTAACACAGTATTGCCGCTTAAAAGGTCATATACCATGTTATTGATTTTATTTTTTGCTGCACGACCGAATTTAGAAGAAATATCGTTAAATACACCCAAATCGTCATTAATAAGTGCTTGTCGAGTTAAGCTGAACGTACGTCCGAATGTCAATACACTAACATTCGTACCGGCTTCGCTCATTTGGGAATCCTTGAATTGTCCGCCCTCAGGGACAAGTTTCAATTCGGCTGCTTCGGAAAGCAAAATACGTTTTGCTGGTTTGAAGTCACGGTTACTGCCTTTTCCAGCCCATGTTGCAAATGTGGATGGTGCAGTTTCATAACCTTGCATCAAGGCCTTATTTGCTACATTAGACAACGCGATTGGGAAAGAGGATGTAGAGTTGATAGCTTCACGAGCTAATTCCAATCGATCGGAGTAATTAACAGTTAGACCTTCACGAGCTATAGACTCACGTGCTAATTCCATCAAGGACATAGAACGAAGTTCATCTGCACCTGGTGCAGGATTTGCGACTGGGATACCCATAGACATCATCAAAGCGTCCTGCATAGCCATGCGGAACTTATCAGAATCTGCTTCACCGACTTTAATGGATACTGGCTTATTGCGTTCACGCAATACGTCCATTACTACCTCACGAACTTCGGCAACAGATTTGCCAGATTTGATGAAATCATCTACGCCATCAACTTCGAAATCACGGCATAAACTTGTGATTGTAGATACGCGTTCACGTTCTGCCGCGATCAACTTCTTAGCATCATCCGCATTAAATCCTTTAACTCCGGACTCTGGTACTTCCGGTACTACTTGTGGCACGTTTTGCTCAGTGCCTTTTGCTTTTGCATCACCTTTCATAGGTTCCTCCTCATTATCTTCTACACTTCTGCCTACCCCTACAGTCGGATCTGCAGGGACGGATACAACACTAATCTCCAATGGTTCCCAATATGTAATTACGTATGCTGGGCCTGTAAACCGGCCATTGGAACTTTTAGAATCGGAATCGATTAATTCCTCATATCGACTTATGTCATATCCGACACTCACACCTTGTAATGTGCCTTTTAACACTTTTTGATAGATCTTTTCGGATTCATCATCTTCATCGAATCGAACAATCGCCTTGCCGCGATTATCTTCAATCCACACTTTATCGACATGACCAACAACTGCGCTGCGGTCATGGTTGAATAGCAATGTGCCTAAACCGTTATTAAATCGGTCTAAGTTAACGCAGCCTTCGTCATGACACAATATCTCTGTTCCGAACCATCTTTCATATGGTTCTTCAGAAGAAAAGGACAATTCGACGGTACGGTCTTCGTTCGCTTCGATGTTTGTAATTTGCGCCTCTCGGGCATATTTACCTAAGAGCTGCTTCTTTGCAAATTTCCCCACTAGCTATCATCTCCTTTCATATCAGTGGTGCTATCATCCGCTAGATTCGTTATGTCCCCATTCATATCAAGGGCAACACCCAATTCCTTAATGCGGTCTTGTTCCAGCTTCCGCTGTTCCAGCACTTCTTCCCAGTCCTTACCAGATGCACTACATACGT